AAGATAACTGCGTTTTTCGCTTATCATACCAACACTGAAAAACCTAAAAGCCCGTACCCTATGGAAGCCCGGGCCCTGGAGTTTGCATTAATTTTAGGGAGAGGTGAGCGATTTGTTCAAGCCCTTAGGCGTAAAGCCGACAGGTCTGTTCACCTTTGTAGTCTTTGGGATCATTTTCTAGATACCGTTCTCAACGGAATTAAGCGGGGTTTACCCCGTCCCTCAGATTCTCGAGTTCGTCTCGGTGAGATAGAAACTATTCAAAAAGTTTTTCTCCCCCGAGTCAAGGAACCAGTCATAGTCTCAAAAGTGTTCCCAACTTTCGATGGACCCATTGTCACAGATTATATGTGTGACCAACGTGTTCAGTGGAAGTTGAAGAGACAATCTTTAGTTTCGAGAAACGACTTGTTCAAAGCTATGGATCGTTGGATACCAATGGTTTTTCGAGGAAAGGAATTTAACTTAAGAGAATTATGTTTATCCATTTTTCCTTCTACAAGTGCAAACTATGTTCGTTCCAGGAATGACGGAGGAAGTGTTATAGCTTTATTAGATCACCCAGATCTTCATAAGGTCTTTAAGCAATATGCTCCTAGTGAGTTTAATGTGCTTTCGACCTTTAGCCATATGTCCAAACTTACTGTTACCGATACTTTTACGGTGCAAGGATATGGACGTGTTAATAAGCGCTTTAATAATGTACAACCGCCATTCGAATTAAAAAAGTATTTCTTTATGGTCAATGGGTTGAGCAGCGCCTTGAGTGTTATTCTTCCGATATTGAAACACAAACTTTAGAGGAGATAACCGTCCCCAGCTCGTGTTCTTATGACTTTTCTCTCTTAAAAAAAGCTTTTGTAGATCTTTTCATCAAAGTTTATGATGAGTGCATGGGAGAAAGGCCTGAGGTAACCCCTGTTGGCCTTCAAGAGGCCCTTAAAGTTAGGGTTATTACCAAATGTCCTCCCCTCTTAATGTTTCTAATGAAACCTTTACAGATGTATATGCACAACATTATGAGAGAATTACGAGTTTTCCGGCTACTGGGCGAGGAGGTAAGTTTGAGTCTTATTAATGAGATGTTTTCTTCTTGGACTCATTTAAAGTTTAATTCTGGCGACTATCAGGATGCTACAAATGGCCTTGAAAGCGATGTTTCTAACTACGCTGCCGATTTAGTGGCAGAGTGTTTAGGTTTTAAAGAC